TAAAGCTACTATCCACTCTGGTATATTTAATATGGAGTATGGTGCATGTTTTACTACGGATAGCCAAGGTTTCTTTAAAAGAAGTCTTATCGAGTCGTGTTGCACATCGCCCTCGAAACCCGTAAGTTTTCCTTCTGGTGAAGTTTATTTCGATTCAATGTTAAAGGGTAATCCTAAGAAGAAATATGTCTTCGGTGTTGACCCAGCTTCTGAGGTTGACAACTTCAGTATAGTTGTTATAGAAATAAATGAAGACCACAGAAGAGTAGTTCACTGCTGGACAACCAATAGGAAACAGCATAAAGATAAACTTAGGTCAAGAATGGTTGACGAAGATGATTTTTATTCTTACTGCGCTAAAAAGATTCGGGATCTTATGAAAGTGTTTCCGTGTGCCGAAATAGCGCTAGACGCTCAGGGCGGTGGTATAGCTATAATGGAAGCTCTTCAAGACAGGGACAAGATAAGAGAGGGTGAGGTTGCTATATATCCTACGATAGAAGAGAAAGAGAAAGAGACGGATCATAAAGCCGGTTTACATATATTGCAGGTTTGTCAGTTTGCAAAAGCTACATGGTTAGCAGAAGCAAATCATGGACTTAGAAAAGATTTTGAAGATAGGATTGTTTTGTTTCCATATTTCGATTCCGTTAGTATTGGTCTTTCTATCGAAGACGATAAAATCGCCAATAGAAAGTATGACACCCTTGAAGATTGCGTTATGGAGATAGAAGAGCTTAAAGATGAATTATCTATGATTATAATGACCCAGACATCAACTGGCCGTGAAAGGTGGGACACCCCAGAAGTCAAGGTCGCGGCAGGAAAAAAGAATAGATTAAGAAAAGATAGGTATTCTTCTTTGATCATGGCTAACATGTCAGCTAGAATTCTTTCTGTAGAAAAAGATGTTATAGAATATGGGGCCATTGGAGGTTTCGCTCAACAGGACAACTCAGCAAAGTACGATAATGAAAAAATGTACTATGGGCCATCTTGGTTTTCGGATAAAGTACAGGATATCTATTAATTTGTGTATAATTTAATATCAATCATATTAACAATACTATTGGCTGGAGATTAATGCAAATGACTGAAGATTCATCACTTTACCGCACATGGGGTAATGATTCGCAAAAACAAGAGGCGTATGAGCAAACCTCCGATAATGTTAATGCTTATGACGGAGTTCAAAAATCTGTAGGATACGGAAGAAGAACTAGCTTCATAGATGTAGAGCCTAATCGTTCGGTTAGAACTTCTTTTGTTAGATCTGATTACGATGCATTTAGGCCCGGAGAATCTGTATCTAATAAGCAAAAAAGAATAATAAAGCAATGTATGCAGGCTTATGACAGAGTCGGTATCATTAGAAATGTTATTGATTTAATGAGTGATTTCTCTTCTCAGGGTCTTGTTTTAGTTCATCCAAATAAAACTATTGAAAAGTTTTACAGAAAGTGGTGGCAAGAGGTTGGTGGCGTAGATAGATCGGAACGTTTTTTGAACTATCTATATAGATGTGGAAATGTGGTTGTTCGTAGACACACAGCAAAAATTAATAGGCAGCAAGAAAAAAATCTAAGAAACTCGTTAGCTGCCGATGTTAAAATAGAAACTTTAAAAGTAAATAAACGAGAAATTCCTTGGTCTTACGATTTCCTAAATCCCCTTGCTGTAGATATAAAAAACAGCGGTCCTCAGATGATTGGAAAGCCTGAGTTCGTACTAAACTTGTCAAAGAATAGCTATGAAGCCTTAGTCAAAACTGACAACAGTCCAAATACAATATTTAAAACATTACCTTTAGACATTCAGAAAAGGCTTCAAAACGGAGATAGGAAAATACCTCTAGATCCAGAGAACGTACAGATGTTCTACTACAAGAAAGATGATTGGCTTCTTTGGGCAAATCCTATGATTTACGCTATTCTGGACGATATCATAATGTTGGAAAAGATGAAGCTTGCCGATGTTGCGGCGCTTGACGGAGCTATATCTAACGTTAGACTATGGACGGTTGGAGATCTAGACCATAAGATTATCCCCACAAAAGCCGCTATAAATAAGCTTAGGGATATTTTAGCTAGTAATGTCGGCGGTGGCACGATGGATCTTGTCTGGGGGCCAGAGCTTAAATTTACCGAAAGTCAGTCTCAGGTATATAGATTTTTAGGTGGCGACAAGTATCAACCAGTACTTACTAGTATATATGCTGGGCTTGGTATTCCTCCAACTTTAACCGGAGCTTCTAGTGGCGGCGGATACAGCAATAACTTCGTTTCTTTGAAAACTCTTATAGAGAGACTGGAGTATGGTAGAGAGGTTTTATCCCAGTTTTGGAGGCATGAGATTAAAATAGTGCAAAAGGCTATGGGGTTCAGGCTTCCCGCCGAAATACATTTTGATTCTATTATTCTTTCTGATGAAGCCGCACAAAAGAAGTTGCTTATGGACTTAGCAGATAGAGACATTATATCTCAAGAAACTCTACTAGAAAGATTTAGGGAAATACCTAATATTGAAAGAGTTAGAGTTAGGAGAGAGGAGAGGGAAAGGGCTAACGATTCTGCTTCACCCAAGAAGGCTGGTCCTTATCATAATCCCCAACACAAGGATGATATGGCTAAAATAGCTTTAACAAAAGATATTTTAGATTCTGAGTATCTTGAGAACCTAGGGGTTCCATATACAGATCCTCCAGTCGTAGAACCCCCAATTTCTAATGCTCCTAAAGATAGTGAAAATAAGCCCGTTGAAGATAATGGTAGACCGAAGTTTTCTAGAGACACACAAAAAAGAAAGCAGAAGAGGGTTCTTCCTAGAAGTTCTGACGCTACTTCAAAAACCTTGTGGGCTATGGAGGCTCAGGCTAAGATATCTGAGATAGTGTCTCCCATAGCTTTGGCGCACTTTGACAAAAAGAACATTAGGAGTCTAAATAAGGCCGAGGTTGACCAATTAGAGCATCTTAAACTTTGTATATTGACTGGTATGCAACCCTTTATGGATATTGATGAAAACGTTATAAAACAGTTGATAGATAACAAAACTAAACCCTCCGATGAATTTTATACCTTAGCAAATTCAAAGAAAATAGACTTTGTAGATAGTAACCAAAGAGAACCAAATACTTCTGAAATTAGATTTATATACTCTGCTACGTTTGGAGAAATGTCTAATTTTTAGTAATAAATTCTATTATTGAAAAAATTTGTGTATAAGTTTTCGGAGGTTTTTTTTATGAAAATATATGAATCAGAAATAAAAGATGGTTTAGGCGATTTGCTATCCTCTACAAATAGTGTAGCTTACTGCGGCGTGGCTAAGTGTTTTAATCCATCTGAAGAACAACAAAAGTCTATGAAGATCATGGCTTCTGAGGGTTCTGAAGATAAAGATCAAATAGATTTATTTTATCTTGAGTCCGTGCTGGTTAGTACCGGCTGGAATAAAAATGATGATGTCTTTGATCCGAAGGAAACTTGGGCGGCTAGATCTACACCAGAAGATAAGCCGTTTAATTACATGCATGATGAAAAAGATATAATCGGCCATATAACCGGCAATAGTGTTGTTGATTTTGAAGGCAATGCTATAGCTGAACAACAAGATCCTCCATCTGAATTTAATATATTAACCACCGCTGTTATTTACAAAGAGTGGAGTGATGTAGATCAAAGACAAAGAATACAAAAAATACTAGCTGAAATCGAAGAGGGACAATGGTTTGTTTCTATGGAATGTCTATTTCCTAATTTTGATTATGCTTTAGTGGATATCGAGGGCAGTACTAGGGTTGTACCCAGAGAAGAAAGTTCTGCCTTTCTTACTAAACACCTAAGATCTTATGGTGGAAGTGGAAAATATGAAGACTACAGAGTTGGCAGACTTCTGAGAAACTTATCGTTCTCTGGTAAAGGCTTAGTTTCAAAACCTGCTAATCCTCGTAGTGTGATATTGGAAGGAAATAGATTTTTTGATGAATCTGAGGCACAAATTTTAACTATATCTTCAACTAAGGAGAATGATATGTCAGACGTAGATAAGCAAATTGAAGATTTGCGCGCTGAATTAGCAGGGGCTAAAGCTGCTAATGAAGTTTTAAAAGAAAAAGTAGTTGCGGAGCAGCAAGCAGAATTTGAGTCTAAGATTCAATCGCTTGAAGGCATCGCTTCTGAGGCGCAGGCTAAACTCGATGAAAAATCGAGCGAATGCGAAACCCTCGCTCAATCTTTAACAGAGGCTCAAGAAACAATTGTAGCTAAAGAAAAAGATGTTAAAGAAAAAGAAGAGGCGATGAAAGAAATGAAGAGGAAGGCTGATATGATGAAAAGAAAGGCCCAGCTTGAAGGGGCGGGACTTGATTCAGAAGCAGTCGCATCGGCTTTAGATTCTTTCGACGAGGTTAGCGAAGAAGCTTTTGAGGCGGTAGTCGCAATGCTTAAAAAGCAGGCAGAAGCCACTATGCCTCCAGAACTAAAGGAAGCAATCGAAAAGAAGAAAAAAGAGAAAGACGCAAAGGCAGAAGAGGAAGTTGATTCCGCAGAAGCTGGCGAAGAAGCTCTTGATCAAGTAGAACCGGTAGAGGAAGTCGCTATCGCGGAATTAGACGAACAAGAAGATCCAGCGGAATCTCTTCGCAGCGTAGCGAGCGAGTGG